AGAGTCGCGCAAGATCGATGGCGCTTATGAAATCTCACGCCTGTTGCTGACAAAAGCAGCGCGCCGCCTGCGCCGTGAAAACTTCTATGCTGGAGGCTTATGGCTCTGGCTATCAATCCATGAAGGTTCATGGCTGGGCAAACAAGGGTTATCCGTCGTAAATGACGATCAGGCGATATTGGCTGGCCTTAATGCACTATGGAACCGTGTCCGCCGCGAATTTCCGAGAGGAACGACCATCTTTCGTGTCGGCGTTACACTGTATGACTTGTCGCCAGCTGATGAGCGCCAGATCGATCTGCTCAACAATGACGATAAGCTGCGCCAGAAGTGGGAACGCGCAAACGGGGCTGTCGATAAGCTCAACAGCAAGTATTCCGGCACAATCGTCAGCATGGGCGAATGGAAGCCACCGGCAGGCGGCCACGTAGGCGGAAAGATCAGTTACACCCGCATTCCTTCAGCCGAGGACTTTTGGTGATGGGGAACTGGAAAACTCATATCAAAGTCGGAGATCTGGCAGACGATCAAAAGCTGGAGTTGATTTGCCGAAAATGTAACCGGCTGGCCTACACCGATAAGTTATTGCTCTGCGAGACGGTTGATCGCTCACAGCTCTATCTCGATCAGATTGAGAGCATGGCACGCTGCAAAGGTCGCGGCTGCAAAGGCACTATGCGCCTATCCATGGTGCGCCTTAAAGAAATGAGCGGTTTTATCGGCGGTTTGGCATGAGCGGATACGGAACCGATAATGGCCGTGTTTCCAAGCCCGGAGGCAAGTGGGAGCATTGGTGCGATGCTGACGGATGCAAAGCATGGGGCACATACGGTTACAAAACGAAGTATGGCCAACTTTGGTTTTGCTACGAACATAAGCAGGAAGGTGAAGACGCCTTGGCTGGACGAAGGCAATAAGCGCGCTAACTGCTCTTTTAAAAGGGAGAGTACCATGTTGAAACCAAAACAAGCAGGCAGTTACCCAGATCGCGATCTGGATTGTCAGGAAGCAGTAGCGCAAGGCATCGCGGATCTAATTGAGCAAGCGACATTGTCCGGAACATCAGAAGCTGACGCCGCAGCCGCTATTGCCGACACCGGCGTACCGGGCATACGAGATCTCATCGATGATGCGGTTGTGGCTGGCTGGTCAGCAGAAGAAACTGCAACAGCAATCAAGGTTGTTTCGGCAGGCATGTATCGTGGTTACACCGGCACAGAACCAGACGAATAGTGCGTAAGGTTCGGAGTCCCGGAGGTTCTACGCAAAGCGAGCTAATTCAAACGCTTACGGAAAAGTGGGACAGGAACGGGCCATATGATTTGATTATGTTTTTCAAATCGGTCGCCCCACTGCGGATAACAAAAAAACCCGCCAAGGCGGGGTGAAAACATAAGTATGCGAATAATCGCAAATTCCAGAGTTATCGGTTCGGCGGACTTCGGGGTTCAGTGCTGTCAACGTATCGCGCGACGCGATCGATGTTGATTGCCATGTTCTGAAGCGTCACTTCCATTCGGGTCATTCGATCACGAACATCACCGTTCTGCGTTTCCAGTCGCTCAATTCGGGTTTCAAGCTTGGTTATATCGATCTTGCTTTGATCGACGCCGCCTTTGATCGCGTAGTAGCTGCCGAGGATGCCAGCGCCGACAACGCCTATAGTGATCACGTTGCCGATCGTCATTTTCATATCAATATTCATCCCCATGACTTGCCGTTCGCCCATCGTATTATCCTCCATCACTTCCAGCAGCCCCGCATTTTACCGTTTTCGTCATTGCCCTCTACGCGCTCAGCGGCCGGCCGGTCGACCTTTGTCAGCGCGATCAATCCGGCCGCGCTGAGATTATTCTGTCGCCACCCCGCGCAGCTGCTCACAGTCTGCGGATTGCAGGCCGCGACGGCGAAGAGACACGACACAAAAATCATAGTCCGACAGAGAACGTAGCTTCGCATCGTCCTTCACCCTTTCGCGTTCAGCCTTGATGTCAGTTTGCAATTGCTCGGTTTTGGCTTGCTGGCGACCTTCGCGCTTGCCGAGCAGATAGCCGCCGCCTGCGAGAATGCAGACAGCGACGATTCCGGCGAGAAGGTATTTCAGCCAGTTCGGGATTAAGGCCCAGATCATGATTTGATCTTCCGGTATATGCCCCAGAGAGCAAGCACGACAATGACAGCGGCAATGGCAACCCGTACCCATTGGCCGCTTGAAAGCTCATCCTGCTGATTTGAAATCGTGCTGACGATCTCTGGTATAACCGGCCCGACAGTTGCGGCCGCGCCCGCTGCGCCTGCGCCACCGATAGTTGCGACGTCTGTTTTGTTGGCCTTCGTGGTCGCTGTGACGGTATTTGAAGAGACGAACGCACCTTTGGCCCATAGACCAGCCTCAGCAGCGCGCCGGTTGACGAGACCCTGCACTTTCCTGCCGCCAGCGTTTACCCATTTGGCTAGCTCACCAGGGACAGCATCATAATCGCCCTTGTTCAGCTTTTTGAGCAGTGTCGATTTGTGAAGCGCACCGGTATTGAAGTCGAACGAGACAAGAACAGCAAACTGATTGTCAGTAAGTGGAACTTTCACCAGACGCTCTACGCGCGCCTCAAACTTCGCCAGATCATTCTGCAGGATGCGTTCGGCTTCCTTGTCACCGATCACCATCCCAGCCGTCACGGTCGGCACGCCAGCCGCTGAGGTATGGCCGTAGCCTATCGTCCAGATGCCCGCGACATCTTTATAAGCCGTTGTCTTGAGGCCTTCCCACTGCTTGATGAGCGAAAGTCCCGCCGCGTTGATGCGTCGTGTCATTGTCTTTTCCTTAAGTTGTGAGAAGATTAGAGAGCGCCGGATAAATATCCATCTCATCTGCCCAGCGCGGCCCCGGTACGGCCCCCGCTGTCCGGGGTTTTTGTTGCCCTTGTCTCGGCAGTTTTGCGCTCTAATTGGCTATTATTCACTGCATCAAGCACTTGCTCGTGTTGCACCAGTGATAAGCCTCAGCTCGAAACGGTTACCCGCGAGCTGGGGCTTTTAATTTTCGTTATCGATGATAATCTGATTGAGCGTTGGTGAATATCAGGCCTTCAGAACGTAGAACCCCGGTTCATGGCTGCCCGCCTGCCGGGGTTTTCTTTTCAGTTATATTCTGGAATTATAATATTACACCGAAGGCCGCCCGTCATAGTTGCCGGAGGTGTAGCCCCGGATTTGACCTACCGTCGTCCGGGGTTTTCATTTTTCTGACGCCTGTTTAAATTTGACTAGCGCAGGCCATCCTCGAGACGCGACTGGCGATCTGCGCAGCCCCGGTTTGGTTGTGCGATCCGCCGGGGTTTTTTTATGGATCAAATTCGGCAGAATGGCGTTAAGGTTTCGTTAGGAACTTGGGAGACTAAAATGCCAGCAGAATTTTGGGCTTCAGTAGCGACAGTGAGTGTTCTTGTGGTCATTTTCGGCGCTTTGAAATGGCGCTGTAAGGACGAACGGAATTTTCGCTCCTGATTGCCGACGGTGGCAGGTGTAGGCGTCAAGGCGCCAGCAACTCAGTCGCTCTTTCCGCTCCAAACAACTCGGTCGCCATCTGTTCAAGCAGTGGCCATAGCTCATGATCTGAGCGGAAAGTGTTGGCGGTCAAGAAAATCTGACTAAGGCGGAACGGCTGAGTTTCCATTGCCGCTTTCACCTGATCTGCCTCATCATTGCTCATCCGCTCCCATAAAGTGACTGCTGGAAGAATTTTCACCTGCTCGACAACAGGCGGTTCGTAAAGAACAACCCCACCATTTTCCCACTTCCGAAGCCCTTGGTTTTCAAGAAACTCTGACCATTGAACGTCTGTAATCTCGATGGCTTCAGCAGGTATGAGACAATCAGGATTGTCTTTTTCGCCGATGACAGGAGGTTCAGGGAATGGGTATTCGTCAGTTGGTTCCGGCGCTTCTCCGTAAACAGGAAGCTTGCGCAATCCATGAACATCTTCCGCATAGAAAGCAGATGGAAAACCATGTTCATCAAATAGAGCAAATTTTGTCATTTTAGTTACCCATGGCTATATAATTTATGCGAAC